AGGGTTCTCATAGTCAAACGGGTTCTTGACCTGCACCCTCACAGGCATGGAGCGCGTGCCAGTCATAAACTCTTGGTTGCCGCCGCCCTTAGTGAAATTGTCCAAAGCAAAGTAGTTTGCAAACTCTGCTTCAGGCGTTACAAACACGGCACGGGACGAGCCACTAGGTAGGAACTCATTGAACTCGTTAGCCGTCGAGTGATACATCCTGCGAGGGTCTGCCGACTCTTCAATGAACTTGGCCTTGTTCGCCTCACGCTCTGCCGCTGGCAAGATGTTTTGCGTACCCTTGACGTTGTTCAATCCACCAGTAGTCTTGACAGACTTCAGCTTAGGCTCTGGCTTAGGCGCGTTCTGTTTGTTGTAGGCCCGTAGGAACTGCGCATAGGCATCATCAGGCATAAACTTGCTGATGTCTTTAGGTAGGTTTTGGGGGTCTGTCCTGCCGTAACTCTCAATCATTGCCTTGCGCTGGCCTAACTCATCGCCCAACTGAAACGCGCCAGTCTCTTTCTGAAACACCTTGGCGTTAGGCCAACTCATGTCCACCTTGGCAGGGTCTAGGTTGTCTACGATCTTGCCATTGGGCAACTCGTGGAAGGTATAGCCGTCTGGCGTCCTAAACGTCCTCACAGGCTTTGCAACACCTTTTACAAAGCTAGTCAGACCTTTAGCAAGTTTTGAGTAGTCAGGCATGGTTAGACGGCATAGGGGTTGACCCGCGCAGGTTGGGCATCATAGTAATCGTCGTCGTCATCATACCTTGGCTCTGGATCAATGTCGAGCCAGCCCATATCTTTGAGCCACCTCATCGCTTGCGTTGCGCTGTCGACGTAGTCGTCGTGCGTGCTGTCAGGGAATGCGCATATCTGCGATAGGAACCCTTCCACCCAGTCTTTGACGTAACCCTTATGCACCTCTGACTCTGGGAGCCAGACACGCTTGGCGGCGAAGATGGCGGCGGTGATCTGGAGCCTCTGCATCTTGTCAGCGCGACCGGGGTTATAGCCCCGCACCATTAGGTGTGCCTTCTGCAACTCTTGGATCAGAGACAGACCTGCCGCCTTCTCTTCGACCAGTATCAGGTCGGGGCGCTTGGCTTCTTTCCCCTCGCCGTAAGACACCCGCCACTCGTCCATGACCTTGTCTTTCAGCTTAGGGAAGGTTAGGTGCTCTGCCCAGCAGTCGATCAAGAGCACAGACATCGGCCCGTCCTGCGGCTTGAACACTCCCCACGTTGTCATCGCTGTTGGGTCGTTGTATGACTTGTCAGTGTAGGCACAGTCATAGGACTGAATGATGTACTCGAACTTAGGGAAGGGCTGACCAGCAGGCCACATCTTGAACATATCCCTGCTGACCACCTTTCCGTCCTCAAGATCGACCACGAGGCCAAGCACCTCCTGCTCGTACAGCTTGGTTCCTTTGTACTGATCCAACTGTTTGCTGAAACTCTCGGCTAGGTTGGCTTTGTTCTCATAGGTGCTGGCGCGGTCGATGATCACGTCCTCACCTTCCCTGCCCACCAGATCAAGGATCAGGTCTTTAGGCTTAGGCGTTGTGGTCACAATGACCCGTGGCTGGTCACCAAGGCGGAGACCGAACATCATCATGTCCCACGCCTCTTGAAGGTATTGGAAGGCGGCTAACTCGTCGCACCATGCGAAGTGGAACTGAGGGCCGCGCAGGCGCTCGTATGAGTCCGCACTGATACCGCGAATGATCGAGCCGTTGACCAGCTTGATCTGGTGGTCTTGTTTGTTGTAGTCAACGATCAACTCTTTAGGGATCACCGACAGCAAACCAGACTGACCTTCAAAGCAGGTGAACTTCACGTCGTTGCTGGTGGGTGCCAGAACCAGCCCACGGCTGTTAGGGGTGATCCAGCACCACCACCACAAAGCCTCAGCGGCGGAGCGCGTCTTGCCTGCTCCACGCCCTGCCAGCATCATCCAGACCGTGTAATCAATCTCCAGCGGCGGCGGTATCTGGTACTTGTGTGCGCTCGCCACCCAGTTAGCGTGAGCGATGTAGGCTATGCGGTCGTGCTCTGGCTTGGCATCAAACTCAGCCAAGACTTCTGGGTCGTCCAGAAGGTCAACCAGCACGCTTGGTCATCTCCATGTTGCGAATGATCTCTAGGAACTTGTTAGCCCCTGCATCCTCGGTCTTGATGGCGGCTCCACCTTCCACGCCCTCGACAGCCATGCGGTCGCCGTACTTGCGAGGCTTCAGCTTGGCGGCTGTCCACTTACGCGCCTCTATGCGGTTCTTCTGCCACTGGATGTAGGTCTGGTCGAGGCTGGTGCGTCCCTTCTCGTCGGTGTACTCGGGGGGCATTTCGTCGGCGATCTGAAGGATTTCATCAGCGTTAGTGTCTGCTTGCTCTTCCCGTGCGCGTGCGTACATATCGCAGAAGGCAGGGAAGCGAGCCAACCAACGGTAGATCGTCGCAACATGAGGCAAGTGATCATCCTTGCATATCTGCACTAATGGTTCACCGTGAGTCAGTCTCCAGCATATCTCGTCTGCTATCTCTTCTGTGAACTCTACAGGTCTACCAATCGGGATTTGTTTTGGGGCTTCTGCGCGTTTTTCAGGCGTCGTAGCACCTTTGCCCTGCTTCGCGGCTTTTGACGGCTTGGCGGGGCTTTTAGACCCCTTCTTGACGGTTTCTGGCATGACCCGTATTCCCCTGCGGTTGTTTGTCTTGTCACCAGTGTAAACGATTCGCTTTGGGTTCGCCAATAGGTGTCAGGTACTCACCGCTCGTCCGCAAGCCCTCGTAAAGCCTTTGCACGGCTTTCCCCGACGTATGCAAAGTTGGACTCAATTCGGTCTTCGACTGCGGCACAGTGGAAAGCCAGAAAAATCTGTGCGTCGACATCCTCGAATGCTGGCTTAACACCCAACACGGCTGGGGACTGATCCGTTAAGACGGCATCACGAGTGCGATTAACGGTTCGCCCCGATTCGCCCAATCCCCATGCGCGTTAGGTCGTTAGGTTTGCATTAAGGGGTGCTCAATGCTTGCATTAAGGCTTCTTACCCTCGTAACACAACTTCCTAACGTATGCTGATGATTCCTGCTTATCGCACTCGTCTTCTGTCAATGTGAAGTCTGGCACCCAAGTCCACAGAATCAAAAACAGAATGAATATTAACCCAATTGTGAATCTTTGCAAAGCTGTTTCCTCTGGTAGTTGTTGGCTGGGAAGGTCTTTCATCATGTCGTCAATTTCCTGTTTGTTCATGTCGTTGTGCCTTTGCTTGTTTTGCTTTCATTCTTTTTTCCAATGATCTTCTGATGCCAATTGAAATGTTTTCGCGGTGCTGGTCACTCAATCCAAACGATCCCTTCAAGCCAAACATTTGAAACTGCTTGGCTGAGAACTCTGGGGCTGTTGCGACCAACTGCTGGAACACCCGCCTTCTCTCCTCAGAGGGTAGCTTACGAATGACTCGACCAATGCTGAGTTCGCCCATGAACTCTTCGATCTGCTGTCTGTTCATTTGTTTTTCTCCTCAAGTTGCTCTACCAACATTCTTATGATCGACATAAGTTCTTCGTTTCTCAAAGCCGCTTTTTTTAATAACTCGTGTTCAAGTTCATATGCTTTGATGTAGAACTCAAGTTGTGTTTGTCTCATGTGTTGCGCTCCCTAAGCAATTCAATCGCTTGACCAACAGCGCTTTGTTGTCCGAGGTTTTCGTTGTAGAAAAGGTCTGTTAACTCTTCGCTGGTTAGACCAGTCCATGTGCGCTGTAGCAGGGGTTCGTTTCTCTCCCTAATCTTGCGCTCGACAAACCACACAAACTCAACCACCGACGAGGCGGCTGGCATTTCCCACGATAGGATTTCACCCCTTGTCAGTTCTGCCCACTCAGGTTCTGCCAAGGCTTTTTTGGCTTCATCTGCCTTTTCATAAAAGGCGTCCTTTAGCGCATCTATCGCCAGCTTTAGTGCTTCATCTGTAGTCATGCTGTTTGCTCCCTTTTTTTGATCAGTTCCCACTTTCGCTCAATGCGGTCACATATCCATTGATATGCGTTTTCATAAACAATTTGTGCCAGCTTGCGTTTTGCGTTTACTCTAACTTTCATTGTGTTACTCCCAATTGAATCGATATTGGTAGTGTTGCCCACTCTGAGAGGGTCACAAGGCGAACAGTATCGCCGTCGATCCTCCAGCCCTTAGCCCTCGCAAACCGTATCGCCTGCAAGAAGGTGCAAGGTTTAGTCACCCCGCGCCATGTGTTGTCGTAGTCGTTGTGGATCACGATCAAGTAGTCTTTTTTCCATGCTGTACTTTTCATCTCAGTCTCCTACATATTCGTTGGCTTCGGCAACCAAGCGCTGGTGGTCGGCTTTAGTCTCTTCCAGCAGGCGTTGAAACTCTGCCTGTGGGATGTCATAGGTGATGTCGGCACCAGTGGCATCAAAGATGAATAGGTCAAAGACCTCGGCATACTGGTCTTCCTCTGGGAGGTAGTCGTAAGCCACGGTCACGACCTCTACGGTCTCGCCGTCATCAAAAGAAACGACGTTCTCGAAGTTGTGTTGGAAGTCTGTAGATTTCATTTCGCTTTTCCTTTTCGCTGTTAAATTTAGGCGGCTTGCAATTCGCGGCTGGTCAACTGACGGATGATTTTTACAAGGTGGCTTTTTGTTGGTTCGACACATGGAGCGGCAACATAGCGACCTGTGAAGTTACCACCAGACCAACGAGTGTCTTCCTCGAAAACAAAGTCGTCGTAACCGAGAGCATTACGCACAGCCAATGCGTTGGTGTTGAATTGCTTGGCAATGTCAGCAACAAACAGGTGAGTGTTTGTTTCGATGTACTGGCTCACAACGTATGCGCGGATGGCTTCGTTGCGTTGTGTTGTTGATGTAGTCATTTCACTATTCCTTCGCTGTTGTAGCATCGAGATATTCGGTGCTTAGGTGTAATTGTACGTTAAACGAAGTGGCTGTCAACCACCTCGATCAAATTATTTTATTAGGACTTACCCTAATGCCACTTCCAGCACTTTTGGGCGCTGGATAGCAGTCTGCTTTACACCGTTGTACTCGGTGTGCTCTTTCACGCTGGCTTTGATTGACAGTGTCTCGCCCTTGCGACCGATGGTGCGTCCTGCACCCTTGTAGGTGATGGCGTTGCCTTGCTCGTCATGGGCAATGGTGATGTAGGTAGTGCCGTAGAAGCCTTCGATCACAATGATGTGCTCGATGGTGATGGTTAGGTTGACCTTGTCGCCTACAGCGCCGATGTGCTTGCTGTTGGCACGGGCAAACTCTTTGCGCTCCAGCACCGCGAAGCAGGACTCTACAGCTTCCACTTGACGGGCGGACAAGCTACCCCACTGGGCAATGTTTTGTTTGGCACTACGCAGGAACTCATTGGCACCAGTATAGGCATCTAAACGGGCTACCAAGGCGCTGTTTGCGTCGCGCCATGCTTGGGTAGCCTCAAGGCGCTCGGCGGCTCTCTGAGCGCGTTCTGCCTCGATGCGTGCCTGACGTGACTCACGGCGCTTCTGAGCACCAGCTTGGCGGCGTGCGCGTGTGTGCTCGGCGCGGACTTCCAAAAAGCGATCAATGCCCCAGCCAGTCTTGGCGACGCAATCGCAACCGACCTTGAACTGGCGTGCGCCAGCGATGGAACCCTTAATCCAGAACTCCCAGCGAATGCCTGTACCGCAAGAGTCGCAT